ACGATGGCCGAGCGAGAGCGGGCACAAAAGGGAGCCGGTGACGATACAAACCTTTTCGCATTGCAGCTCTTGATTCTCAAGGCTCAAGACGAGGACGGTGCGCGCATGTTCTCGGGCGGGCAAATTGCTGAACTAAAGCACGAGGTTCGTGATGCAGATCTGCAACAGTTGATGCTGGCTGTGCTTAGTGAAGACGACGAGGAGCCTGTTGACCCAAAAGGCTCAAGCAGGAGCTGAAAAGAGACAATCTGCTCCGGCTGCAGCTAGGCGTTGCCAAAGAGCTTGGATATACGTTGACCCGTCTTAATGCTGAGGTGACCTTAGAGGAACTGTTCCTTTGGTCCGCTTATTTTGAGCTGTTGAATGATGAGCAGGAAGAGGAGATGAAGAAAGCTAAGCGCAGGCGCTAAAGTCAAAGGAACGGTCTTAGGCGCATGGCTGTCGTTGCTGAGGTTGGCGTACAGCTAAATTCCAGAAACGCTGTCGCCCGGCTGCGTGCGCTTGAGACAGCGACAGCTAAATCGACCAAGGCGTTCAATCTGATGGGTGCTGCCTTAAAGGCAATCCCATTCATTGGCTTGGCTGATGCGACCAGGAGATTTTTCCAAGGCTTTGCTGAGGCTGATAAGGCAAGAGCAGCAGTCAAGTCTCTTGGTGTTGATGCTGATGCCCTGTCAAAAAAGCTTTTAGGGGTTAGCGGCGAGTTGGGCGGTTTGGTAAGTCAAACCGAGCTGACTGCTGCTGCATACGATGTTGCCTCGGCTGGCTTCACCGATGCAGGCGATGCCGCTGAAATCTTGAAGGCATCAGCCCAAGGCGCTGTTGGTGGCCTAAGTGATTTGAACACCGTTGCGGATGCGACGACCTCTGTGCTGAACGCTTATGGCAAGAGTTCAAGCGAAGCGGCCAAAATTGTCGATGGATTTGTTCAGACTCAGAACGACGGTAAAATTATTGTTGCTCAATACGCTCAACAGATTGGTCGCGTTGCACCGATTGCTGCTGCGGCTGGTGTTGGCATTGAAGAACTAAACGCAGCCATCTCTGCTGTCACGGCAACTGGTGTTCCTGTTGAATCAACCTTTGCCGGTTTGCGTCAAGCGATTGCGAGCGTTATCAAGCCCACGAAAGAAGCTCAAGATACGGCAAAAACTTTAGGGCTTGAATTTGACTCTGCTGCGATCAAGTCAAAAGGTTTTGGCGGCTTCCTTGAAGACGTAATTGCTAAAACAGGTGGCAGCGAAGTTGCGCTGACTCGTTTGTTTGGCAGCGTCGAAGCTGTTGCAACTGTGTTGCCACTGGCAAATGACAATCTTGAAAAGTTCAACACCAGTCTCGATAATCAGAAGAACTCAACCGATGCGGCAAAGGATGCAACAAAGTTGCTTGGTGACACTGTCTCGTCGCAGGTGACGCAAATTATTAACAACATTGGGAACGTTGCCAGACAATTAGATAAATTTTTAAGGCCAGTATTAGGATTTATTCTTGACGATTTAAACAACTTAATATCAGCAGCCAGCACATTTCTTAGCTTGCTCAGTGACGCAACTACTGGCCAAGCTTTCCAGCAACTGTTACTTGCAAACACTGCCAATACTTTTGGAGCACAAGCTGAAGCCGTTGATCGTGTTGGTCTTGCCTTGAGTGCTCTCAATACAGACTTAGTAACTAATCAAGCCTCAGCCGATGCGTTTCAAGCAACTCTGAACAGGGCGCGATCCGCTTTAGACGCAATTCGCAAAGACGGAGCAAACGCTTTAGGAGATAGAGGTTTACTTGGAAGATTTAACCAACTTGGTTTTCAGGTTGATGATTTACAGCGTGAACTAGACAAGCTGGTCGGCAAGGGTTTTGGCGCTGGTGCAGGCGGTGGCGGTGGCTCAACAGCCCCAAATCCTGATTTGCAAGCTTTAAGAGATCGTATTGCAGCCCTCTTGGCGGCACAAGACCAAACGAAGGGAGGCGCTGGCGGCAAGACTCTTAAGCTGCTGGAAAGCCAAAACAATGCCGCTAAAGAAAGACTGTTTACGTCACAAGCTGAGCTTGCAATAGCAAAAGAAAGCAGTGATCTTTCAAGAATCGATCTTGAGTTTGATTTAAAGCGTCAACAAACACAGCGTGAATACGCGGGGTTGCTTGCCAAGTCTTTGTCTGATGAGGAGCGAAGCAATTTGGCAGCTGCTCTTAGGGGCGAGCTTGATGCATTGAGCGTCAAACGAAATGAGGCCATCAGCGGCCACATGCAAGATCAGTTTGACTCACTAAGTCAAGTTACTGCTGAGCTGACGGCAATGGATCCAGTAACAAAAGAACTCAGCGAAGAATTCAAGTCATTGGCTAGCACAATCAATAATGAGATTATCAACGGAATCGAGGGAATGATTGATGGGACGAAAACTTTAGGGCAGGTTGCTAGCAGCATGCTTAAAAAGATCGCCAGCCAAATGCTTCAGACAGCGATTATGGGGCCACAAGGCTCTGATGGCATTGGCGGGATGCTGTTGTCGGGCCTTGGTTCTATTTTCGGCGGCGGCGGCGGCGGTTTTACTTCTCCCAACGTATTAACAGGTGGGCTTGATTTTTCAGGAGCCTTTGCCAATGGTGGCCGTCCACCGGTTGGCAAAGCCGCGCTTGTCGGAGAGCGTGGGCCTGAGTTGTTTGTTCCGAGCACATCTGGCACTATCGTTCCAAACGGTCAGTTTGGAGGAGCTAATGTTGTGGTGAACGTTGACGCTTCAGGCTCTAACGCCCAAGGTAATGCTGAACAAAGCAAACAGCTAGGCCAAGCAATCGGAGCAGCCGTACAGGCTGAAATCATCAAGCAACAAATGCCTGGAGGTCTTCTGAACTAATGGCTAATCCCTTCCCCGATTTTGATCCCGCTCCAGGGATGACCAAGAGAAGCCAGCCAAACGTGCGGGCAGCTCAGTTTGGATCTGGCTATTCCCAGCGAAGCGTTTTTGGTATTAATCAAAATCCAAAAATCTACAATTTGACTTTTAGAGTATCCGAGAGCGAGTCAGACACGATTGAGGATTTCCTTGATGCAAGAGGAGGCACAGAGAAATTTACCTATACTCCGCCAGGAGAATCAGGCAGCAAGAAATTTATCTGCAGCACATGGACTAAGGTCATTCCTTCCCCTGACCGTGCCGAGATCAATGCAACGTTTGAGGAGGTCTTTGAGGCATGACGACAACACCTGACAAGGTAGAAAGGGAACTTTTTTCCCTAGAGCCGTCGGCAATCATTGAGCTGTTCCAGTTGCACTTGACTGCAGCGGTTAATGGGGTCGATCTGGTCTATTACTTTCACGCTGGCACCAATGAGGTTACGTCGGACATTGTTTTCAATGGTGTTAGTTATTCGGCTGTGCCTATAGAAGTTGACGAATTCAAGGTAACTACCAAAGGAACGTTGCCTCGTCCGAGGATGAAAATTGCCAATGCGGATGGAGCCATTTCTGCCATTCTCAATGTCTATAACCCATTGCAGGCAGAGGTCAGGCGAATCCGAACATGCAAAAAATTTTTAGATGCTGTCAATTTTTCGAGCGGAACAAATCCAACCGCTGACCCGACCGCGACCTTTGGCAGTGGCTATGAAACGTGGTACATCGATCGCGTTGCGGCAGAAAATCCAAATGTGGTGGAGTTTGAGCTTGTCGGCAAGCTTGATCTGACCAACTTACGCTTGCCTGCAAGGCAGGTTGTTGAGCACTGCCCATGGGTTTACAAAGGCAACCAGTGCAAGTACAAGCCAGGCAAGATGTTTAATCTGCAAAACAAGCAGGTAACGGATCCTGCGCAAGATCAGTGCGCCAAGAATTTGAAGGCGTGTGAGCTGCGTTTTCCAAAAGGTCAGGGTATTGGACCTAAGGACAAGCTTTTGCCGTTTGGTGGGTTTCCAGGTGCAAGACTTCAGGTCTGACGCAGAACAGCACGCTTCAAGATCCGCACCAAATGAATGTTGCGGTGTCGTGGTTGATGGCAAGTACTGGCCTTGTCGGAATGTGGCGGATGACCCTTGTGCTGATTTTGCGATTGACCCAAGAGACTATGTAGTTGCGGCTATGTTCGGGCCTGTCGAGGCAATAGTGCATTCACACCCAAAAGGTGGTTCGGCTAGTGAAGCTGATAAGCGTGCTTGCACTGGGACGGGATTGCCGTGGCATATTTGGAGCGTGCCAGACAAACGATGGTTGACTATCGAGCCCTGATTGGCAGGCAGTGGGATTACGGCAAGTTTGACTGCTTTACGTTGATCCGTGATTGGTTTGGGCTGCAGGGCATCGAGTTGCCTGACTTTGAACGGCCTGCAGATTTGCAGACCTGTGAAAGCATTTTTCTGAAGCAGGCTTTAGCAATCGGGTTCAAGCAGGTTGATTACGCAAAAAGGCGACCTGGCGATGTGCTGATCATGTGCCTTGGAACGGCAACGCCAATGCACGCTGCAATCCTTTTGCCTGATGAGCGGATTCTGCACCAGCGTCAGGATTCGCTGAGTGCGGTGGAACCTTTTGGGCGATACTATGTCTCTAGAGTTGCGGCGGTCTTTCGGTATGCAGCAGACCGTAAGGTTGCTGGGTGACCTGGGCGAGCGTTACGGCTCAGAGCACAAATACCATGACCTGCGTTCCCCTGCGGAAGCAATTAAGCTGCTGTGCGTTAATCAGCCGGCTTTTCAGAAAGAGTTGACTGAGGCCCATGAGCATGGCATTGGCTACACGGTTGTGCAGGCTGATGAGTTTTTGGGATATGACGATTTGCACTTGCCATTAGGCAAGAACGATTTGATTGTTACTCCTGTGGTTGCAGGGAGTGGTGGCGGCACTGGCAAAATATTGGCTGGTATTGGCCTTATTGCCGCTGCGGTCATCCTTGCTCCGGTTTCAGGCGGCACTAGCGTTGGCTTCTTAGGAGCAACTGGAACAGGCTTTTTGACAGCAAGCGCTTCAGTTGCAATTGGATCTCTCGGCACCAGTTTATTACTAGGCGGAGTAGCTGAATTGCTTTCACCGCAGCCCACTGTTCCCACTGTTGGAGGCGGCAGCAGAACCTCTCCAGGCGAAAACACCAATGCAGCTGGACCGCAAGGCGTTTCCCGTGCCACATCTGGCCGACAATCTTATGCCTTTTCCGGCCCTGCAAACACTGTTGGTGTTGGGGCGACTGTTCCCTTGGTTTACGGCAAGGTTTTAATCGGCAGTCATTTGCTTTCTTCTAGGGTAGAGATTACAAGTGAAAGCGATCCAACGGGTGCGTATTTTATTCAGCCAGACGCTAAGACAGTTACGGTTAACGGGGAAAAACCTTCTTTTAAGTTTGAAGTCCTTAACGGTCTAAGAACAAGACGGTGGTTTTATCACCAGACTAAGTTCGCTGATAGGCAATCAGGAAACGGTCGTTTTATCCAAAGAAAAAGGAGCGACATCTTAAACTTTAAAGTCGGAGAGATTGACAACGTTGATCCTGTCATTGATTTTGACGCCGACGACGTTAAGTCCCAAAACTTGCAAATCTTTTTTGAACTTGATCAAGGATTAAGCCGTGTACTCGGTAGCCAGTTAGTGCCTGCATTTGTAACGTACGAGGTCACTATCAAGAAGAGCAAATACGAAGGAGAATCTCCTATATTTGCAAGAGTCCGCGGCACAGTGCAGGGGCTTTTGAAAAAAACACAATCTTACAAATGGTGCCACGCTATCGACGTAGGGCATAGCGG